AGCGTGACATCAACGTCTTCACGACCGGCGATTGCGTCTTCGATCAGATCGATCGCACTGGAATTATTGATGTCGCCCCACACGTTCTGGTTGCCACCAGTCTCCTGTAGGACGAGCCTTAGTAATGCTGTGAATGTGTCGGCCATCAGCCGGTACTCCTTACGATTGCCAGAGCCGGGTTAGTCGGATCCGGGAATTGAATTGTCACCGTTCCATTGTTTACTGCAACCGGCGAGCCAAAATTGAGGATCCACATGATCTTGTCATTCTGTGGTCCAGCTTCAGTGTTGTAGATCACGGCACCCTGGGCTGCATCGTTCATGATGCCCCAGGTTGCAAACGGGATCACGATGTCATCGAAGTCCATCACCGGACGGTCGTCGCCGCCTGATGTGTAAATGACAGTCGGCGCGAGGGCATAGCCGCCTGCTGGGTATCCGGATCCAACCAGCTCGTCAGTCAGAGTTGATTGAAGATCCGCAGTCCTCGGATCGATGTCTGCCTGGGTCGTATACATCGCGAAGAACAGTGCATCGTTCTCCGGATCATGGATGCCATTGAATAGCTGATCCCGAAGATATTGAAAGTTGCTACCGGCAATGATGCTCATGTCAGGCTCACCGTCCTAGCCGCTTCCTTGACCGGGCTGTAGTCGCCTCTCCACTGACGACGAAGCTCAAGTTTCCTGGCAGGCACCAGCTCGCCATAACTCTGTCGCCAGGCAGCGAGATCTGCTGGATCGGAGATCAGGAACTCGTCTGAGGCCAGCAGGCATGCGTACAGCAGCAGATCCCCTGCATTGTCTCCCAGCCAGGTGTTCTGGTTACCAGGTGCCAGGGCATCAGGAGCCTGGATCTGACGCAGCTCGAAGCCGTAGGCTACGTCTGCTGCCGGAACCATGAAGAACTCTGTCTCAGTGAACTCAGAGAAGTAGACCGGCTCACCAGTGGCGCTCTCATCAGGCTCGAAGTCCAGGCAATACTCGTAAGTTCTACGCTCGACGAATCGCTTTAGCCCACCTCCACCAACATCTGTCAGATGAAGTGACCTGGTGCCCTGCCAGGTGCCAGGCTTGATCGGCTGCACGAATACGCCAGGTGTCAGAGCGCCTGTTTCGACTCGATCGAAGATCTCGAAGTTGAGATCTGTTACCAGCCGACTCTCGCCCATGGAGACAATCTTGTTCTGGTTCGCAACGAACTCAGCACTGCTCTCCTCAAGCCAGTCCTCAAGAGCAGCGATCAGCTCGTCGTAAGTAAATGATGTTGAACTACTCATATCGAAGTCTCATAGGGTGATTAAGTTTCCCAACACCTGATCCGTAGATTATTCTGATCGGCCAGCAGGATGAAGTCGTTGTTACCCGGTCGGATAGTCAGCCCCCTCGCAATCTGCAAATTCGTGGGAAGATTCACACTGACACCAGTCGAAAAATTAAATGGCGCTGAGATGTCATCCTGCGCTGTGAGATCAAATGATCCAAGCAGGTCGCCGCTAGTATGAATGTAAACCTTGGTGTGGTCTGGTGAGAAGTCCCACGAATTGGTGCTGCCTGCTCCAGCCGCCCCGTAATTCCATGACTGATCGACCCCGGTGCTGCTCGAAATGTCATGCGCGACTGCCAGGTTGTACCGTTGCATCGTAGTCGCGGAAATGTCAGTAAACATTTTTAGCCCATCGAGGCTGAACCGGACCATGTATTCGCCAGGGCCAGTCAGCGCAGTCAACGACGCAAAGCTAGGACCAAGCCCTGACGAAATATCGTAGGGAGTCGCTGACATATCGAAGGTGTCTATCCTCCGAAAACTGGAGAACCAACGACTCAGAAATGTCAGCTTGTTGCCGTTGTCGTGCCAGGTCATCGATCGGTTAAGCGACTGGACACGGAGTATGCTGCCACTGGGAGTCCAGCCAGTGAGTTGCCAGGGAGCCGGTAGATCGTACTGATGCGTATCGAAGCCACCAGACGTTGTTGTCCACTGAGTCCATGCGCGTAAGCCATCCGGCCTGAAACGAACGTCACGCCTGCTCGATCCTCCGCGTGGCTCTGGGTTAAGGTCATCTGACTTGAGAAAATATTCGCTCGCATCTTCATTTGGTGGACATGGTGTGAATGCAATTTGCGATGCTGCGATTGCGGCCTGGGCCGCATCGAAGTGCTGGGTATACCAGCGGACGTTATCGATGTTCGCGGATCCGGAGGCAAATAGATTCCTCCAGGCACCATCGAGGAACCTGGTGCCGATCTCGAAAGCCTGGCGCAGTGATCGACCAGCAAGACTCAAGTCGGTCGTGATGCCTCCAAAGTTAATGAACGCAGCAAAGTCAATGAAAGTCGTTCCTTCCAGCTCTCCATTGACGTAAACATCGCACCGTCCATCAGATGCTCTCAGCGTTCCAAGGATGTGGTAGGTGTCACCGATTACCAGCGGCTTAACGCCACGAGCCTCACCAATCATGAAAGCTCGATCAGCAATTTCGCTGTAATCTCTGACATGCGAAAGGATGGTAAAGCACGGTGTCAGGTCAGTTGCCACACCAGGTAAATTCCAGTTGTCAAACGCCAGCTCGAAGATCGATGGTGGAGAATTAGCGTGTGAATGCACACTCGGCACGATGCGTGAGTCGCCACCTGCTACGTTTCGCGCCCCAATACTCGCTACCTTCAGCGCATACTCCACCGTGAAACCCTGGTCGTAAACTTCCGGCGCAAATTGCGTCGTAACCCTGCCCTGAGAATAGAACATCGAGAAGCCGGTCGCGTCCGCACGTAGAGATGGATCACCGACTCGTGATGCGGCTGGCATGGCATAGATGAGATCAAAGAGCGCCATCAGCCTGTCCCGGTGTCTGGTTCAGGTGTGACCATACTGTCCAACTCATACACATGCTCAGCAAGCGGCAACGGTGGAGGTGGAGCAATATCAAACGTGACGTTGCCAAGCGAATAGCCGCTCGACACGGTATCCCTCAATCGAATGGTCGCGCTAACCCGATCTTGATCCGGAGCTGGTCGAAACAACGAAACCGGATCTCTAACCTTGGGCAGAGATTCCTGGGGATGCTTCGGCTCGTACCACTCAGGATCGACAATCAGGTTCGGATAGTAGCCATCGGCCACCATGTTCCGCAGCAACATCTTGCGGCCTGAGCGACGACATTCGCCCAGTGCCCATTTCCCTTTGGCGTATGCAGATCCAAGCGCCATAACTATCGCCTGTAAGGTGTACGGCCAGCACGAGGTCGCCTGGAACGATTCAGTGATGGCTCAGTGACAGAGTTCTCTGTCCTGGTGCCACCGACCTCAGCTTCGGCTGTCTGCTCAGCCAGCGTCCCTTGAGCCCTTGCCATTCGGTCTGACAATGATGCTCTGCGACTCATCGGCTGTGCTTCACCAGCCAGCTCTCTCTGGCTCGCACCGACCTGTGCCAGGCCAGCTTGCTCCCTGGCAGTTGGTCGTCGTCGTGGTCCTCGTTTCGGGCCTGCTGCTGGCGATTGCGGTGGAGCCTGTGGCTTCACAGCTCGATTCGCTACTGCTGACTGCCTTTCTTTCTGGGTAGCCATGGCTCGTGCAACCATGCCACTCAATGCACCACCACCTTGCTGCGCTGCTATCTCAGGTGTCGCCGCAACTTCACCTGGTACATCCGGATCACCAGGAGACGTGACCTTCGGTCCAGACCTCCTCAGTGGATTCATCACTCGATTAAGCACACCACTTGGTCCAGGTCGTCCTGATAAATTTGATCTACTTGCCATTATCGTCTCCCATAGAAACGGTCGTAATTGACTGAGATCACCATTGGTGCGGTGTCTGCATCCTCGTCGTCAGCTTCCCTGAATAACACCTCGGATTCAGTCACCAGGTCCGCGAACCTCTCAGGCTTCCACTTCTGCGCGATCTTCGCAGCCAGGGCTGCAACGAATGGCTCCTGGAAACGGAATGGAATGTCGATTGTGTTCTGTGCGTTGCCTGGATCCTGGATCTGCTTCCAGACATCCATGACGATCTCGTCGGTGTCGTTCTCTGCGGCCAGCCAGTACAAGATTCGTACTGGATTCGCACCGCTGGGTGTGTCTCGACGACGATCCACGAAGTATCGATCCGGCCTGCCGACCAGATTCTTGTCATGGATGATCAGATAGTCTGACCTGGAGATGGGATACATCTCCGTGTCCGTACCCTGACGACGCAGCACAGAAGTCTGAACCTGGATGGTCCCTACTGGTAAATCGAACTCGACCTCACCAGTAGTCGTCAAATGGACAACCTGCTCGAACGTCCATTGGCGACCACCTTTGTTGGCCCACCTTGACAGAACGAAGCCGACCGATCGACGAATCGAGATGAGATGCTGAGCTGTAATCTCTTGGAGATCCAGCCCAGCTCTCTCAACCGCTTCGTCGGTGTAATCAGCCAGAATCGGGTCAAGTATGTACGTGCCCGTAACTGACATGATTAACCCCCTGTATGACCGGCCTGCAAGACCTCCATGAACACCGATTCAGTCACCACTATCGCATTCGATTTCAGCCTCACAGCCGTAACCGGGAAAGCGATATTGCCTGAAGCATCAGCCGCTACGTTCACCAGGGTATCGTGATCAATCGCATTGATCTGCGGATAGATAACTTTGAACTTCGAGCCAAACCAGGAGTTCTTTGTCGGCTCAGGAAAGTTGCCCCTGGGTGACAGAAGATTGGTCAGCGTAAGCTCAACCGTCAGATCTGCCGTGGCACCACCAACGGTGATGACCAGGCCGACCTTGAAGTCAGTGACGATGTAATCAAGCGGCAACCAGGATGTCGTTACGATCGTAGCCGTACCGGCCTCGATGGCACCAGCCGAATCCTGATCAATCAAGATCTCGGTGACAGTAGCAAAAGCCTTGACCGTGGATGCTGATGCCGCTGTACCAGCGACCGCTTCCACGACCTGCTTGCCATCACGTCTCGTGCCAGTAACCAGGAAGGTCTTGCCGACCTCGGATGCTGCAAACGTGAATACCACCTGCCTCGGTGTATCCAGCGTAACTGGAGAACTCGTAAGCGTAAGAGCTTGCTCGCCCCCAGCCGCTGGCGTCTGTGAAACCGCAATCAGATCTGCATCGGCGGCTACATAGGGGTCAATTTGTAAGACATTTTGTCTCATGACAAACCCTCCTATGCGTTAAACGGAGAAATCTTTCTGGCTTGAATCTAGGTAATTTTCACCCAATCCATCCTTAGAGAGATCCGCTAGATAGATTATCTCGATGTCGTCAGTGAGAGCGATAGGAATGTAATCCGCTCGCTGATCAGCATTCGTCGCTGTCTGCGTCGTGTCATTGCCACCATTGAAAGTACCAGTGATCACGATGGTACTGCCTTCGACAGGAAGGTGCATACTCGATCGAGGAAGGAAGGTTTGTAGTGGATCTACACATCTCCTTCTCAGCCCACGAGGCCCTGTTTCGAGTTGACCAACCGAAACAACACCGGCTGTATCGTCATCGACGAACACCCGATCAATCTTGGTGAAATGCTTGAGACCTTCGAGCGTGGTCGTGCCCGGTCCAGCAATTTCTTCGGCCTGCGGTCGGCCATTAGCATCGCGGCCAAGGACTGTGAAGGTTCGCCCGGTATCAGCACCGGAAGATGTGATCGAAACACGACCACAAAAACGGTTAATACCAACACCATCGACAGCACCAGTGCCATCGATCAGCAAATCCTGTTGTCCACCAGCCGCTGGCTGTTGGTTCGCGCAGTGCAGTTGGTTGTCGGTGCCTCCGCCCTGGATAGCCTCGTGTACGAGACCAGCCATTCGGATTCCTCTAAGGGTGTTTTTGAGATCGCTACCCATTCCGAAATTATCATCAGCCAGATTAAGTGCGACTCCATCACCAGCGAGAATTTGATCCGCATGTGAAATTGTGTGTTTACTCATGACAGCTCCATTTAGCAGCGGCGTATTTCAGCCGCGTCAATGTTGTAAAAAGGATCACCTGGCTGGCGCAAAGCCATGTTCCAGCCAGGGTCTCCCGTTCAAGTCAGGTTGGAGATTTAACCCCTGACCTTATCTCTTACGCGCCACCTGGCGAGCCATATGCACCACGCCAATCGGACCAGCCGAAGCTGTACCGTTCGCGAGCTTTGTAGCGAAGGTTGCCG